AGTCCGCTTTGAGGACGTGACGTCAGCGATTGAGTATTGCTTGGCCCACGATTGGGCTTGGATCGTTCTATAGCAGGTTAACCCTTTTCACCAAACTTGTTTTAATGGAGAAATCAAATGACACGAAAAGATATCCCAAGCAGTTACTGGCAAGCAAGCTCACTGTTAGGTAAGCGGGAATCCAGAACCATATGTTGCAATACCTCGCTTGAAAGACTCAATGAAGACACGATTGCATTGCGCTACCATTCAACCAATGTGGTTACTTTTCACCTGGATGGAAGGATTGTGCTTAGAAGTGGTGGGTGGGAAACTGTTACCACCAAGGATAGGATGAACCGTTGCTTGCGCAATAGCGGCTATTCAGTCTTTCAAAAGAAGTTTCAATGGTTTGTCTGGGATCGTGAAAGTGGCAGTGAGCAGGTTTACTTCGACGGCTACACCATAAGCACCAACCAAAGCAACGTTGCTTAATGGCAGAACACTGGGCGGAGAGCTCTAACGTTCATCGCCTGGTAGATGAACACACGTGGGCTTATTGAGACTATAGCTGGGCTTATAAACCAATGTCAAGGAGATTAAGATGACCAGAAAGCCAGTCGGAGCTGTTTACGAATGTAAACGGAAACATAAACGTAGCCATTACTTCTTTGATGGGAAGCCAGAAACGGTTCCTTGTGATACGTGTGGTAATGGAGTCATGGCAAGGTTTGTCAGGGATCTTGAACTGGAACGTGATGAATCGGCTTTGAGAAAGTTCAGGGAAGGCAGGAAAACTACCCCTATTACCTAGCAAGGTTGAATCTTTCAGCCATAACGCAAGGAAATCTATGTCAAGAGGAGAAACAAATGTCTATAACCTGTACGATTAGAAGTACCGATCCTGAACTCAACGGTCAACCAGTCGATATCCTGGAGTATGGAGCCGATGGGAAATGCCTCGTATCGTTGCGAGATTGCCCCAGGCTGGCTTTCTGGTATCACGGTAGTAAATTAGCCTTGGAAGAGGTCAATCACTGTTACTGTGGTCAACCAGCTAAGTATTACAGTGACCTCTTTGGCAAGTGGCTGTGTGATACCTGTCTGAACCAGATAGCAAACCAGATCTATCCATCATGAGGAGACTAATGTTAGCCACTATAATCAGTGATGATCCAGAAATAAATGACCAACTTGTAACAGTAATCGAGAACTACCCAAACGTGCCTGAAGGACAAGTCATGGTCAAAGTGGTTGACATTGGGTTTTATTGGCCAAAAGATAAGCTGAAATTCAAATCACAGGAGGAAATCAAATGACTAAATATACGTCAGGCGAATGGATATGTAGCACAATAAAAGGTTTAAATGATTGCCTAATGGTTGGTGGAGGGCAGGATGGAAGTAATATTGTATGTGAAATAAGGACCGACAATGAGAGTGCCTATGCTAACGCAGCTCTTATTTCAACTGCTCCCAAGCTATTACAAGTATTAAAAGAAGTTGTTACAGAATGCCACCCAAGATGGCTCAAAGAAGATCCACTAGCTTTGAAAATGTTGACCATTATAAAGCAAGCAGATCCTGAATTCAAAATCTAATCCGCAATAACTAGCCGCACCATCTCCCGCACCAACCACACTCCAAATCTGACCTCAAAACCCGGCTGGCTGGCAAGAGCTGGCCGGGTCACTCCTTCAAATTAACTAACTGTCCATCCTTAGACAATGATTTCATTAGTTTCTTATGTTTCTCAGGTGTCATTGGATTGTAGTAGGTACTTGCTCCACAATAGTTTCCTTGCGGGTTCAGTAGCCTTTCAATGGCCTCAAGTAAGTATCCCATGTCTTCTCTGGTAAAGACTGCATCAATGTGACCATTGAGCTGAAAGATCATGTCTAGTATTGCCCTGGAACTAGACATTCCTTCCAAATCAAACTCATATATACCTCTGCCAGTCCAGCGGATAACCAACATTTCAGGATCAAATTCCCACTTTCCCCACGGACCTATTTTGCTGCGTTCAGGGTATGGCATTTCAGTCACCTTTCTGTCATCCATGACAAATTGTCAATTTTTGGTCATATTTCAGTCAAGTCGTTGATTCTTTTAATTAATAGTGATATAGGTATATATATATGACAGAAACTCCTCGTAAACCATTGGTTACAATAGGTTTAAACCAATTTGTCATCTTTTGTCATATGACAAAACGGCATAGTTTCTGTCATATTCTACACCTATGAGGGGGTCACGCTGGTTTTAGCTTAATGTATTGCCCGCGCTTGAATAGTTTCAAATAGCCGTCTTTGTCAGCTTTGTAAAGATAGTCTCTATCGAAATTACTAACAGACCCGCCAAGTCGAGCAACTATCTTAACCAAGTCGGCGCGTGAATTGGTTTGATTCTCCGGTATCAACTCAATGAATTGTTGATAGAGTTCTAATTGCTTCGGATCATCGACCAAAGTAACCCAACCGTCCTCCAGTCTGAAATAGTATTTATCCTCCCTGGCGTTGCGGGGGAGAACGTAAAAGTAACGTGTTGAGTTTGGGGTTTGTAGATCGTCTCCATTCAGCGAGAACATGGTTTCTGAATAACCGCCCCAAGCACCTGAACCGAGTGTCCATTCGCGTGGATTCTCGTAGTTCTGCCCCTCTTTCTTTTTAGGCGCATGGCAGGTTCCATAGATTGTTATCTTATCGCGCTGGCAGTATTCAGAGCATTCACTAAGGAAATCGCTTACAGCTCCATAGTCATTAATTCGACAAGGAACCATGAACTTGACAATCGGATCTAAGTAAAACAGTTTGTAATCTGGGAAGCTCTCGGCAAGGTTTTCAATCTTGGTTTTCTTGTCATAGAGAAGCGATTTATGTTCGATGGTATGTTCAGCGTTAATGCTCTTGAAGGTCAAATCAAGCGAGTCTTGGTTGCGATCCTTGGCAATGTAGAGAGCTGGAACGGGGAATGATTCATATCCGAGGACTGGCTTTCCTTCCTTCCAGTCACTATGTAGCCAGACAATCCAGCGAGTTTTGCCTACTCCGCTAGGACCATTGATGATATGGACTTGATGTTTTGGAACGATTTTGTCAATCAGATAGGACATAGTGTTTTCCTCTCAACCAGGAAACAAGAGGGCGGCTGGTTGAGAACCGCCCCCAACTACGATAGGAAAGGTACATCGTGGAAAACAAGATGATACTACTTAAATGGGTCAAAGTGTCAACATAATTCCCAGTGGGTGAAATAGCCTATTGACAAGGTTCATAGCGTAAGTTTATCATTGCAGGTGTTTGATAGGGAGGTTCATATGGAAGCAACTGGCAGGCAGAAGGAAGCGGAGTCTAAGTTGTATCAGGTGATTGTCGAGTGCAAGATGATTGCAGAAGGAAACCAGTTGATTACCCCAACGGTTGAACATATCAAGACGTTGTGGGAGTTGTATCAGGTAGCTACTGGGGAAGAGATGGAACTCGCAGCCAAGGTTCATGAATACGAGTGCAAAGAGGAACGGTATGACTAAGCTGATGGAGTTGAAAACCCCGAAGTCTATTGTCAAGATAGTGGATCCGGGGATGAAGACCAGGGTCACCATCTACTTGACGGCGCAAGAGGCCAGGGATGCCAAGATCGTGGCTGCTCAGATGGGGCTGCATCTGGCTAACCTGGGGCGGGAAGCTATACGGCGCTTGATCTATGTCAGTCCCAACCCTGAGGCTGAGATCGGGGAGCCGAGATGAAAGCTGCTGATCAGATGGTAAATAGGATGGTAAGTTGTAGCGAGGAACAGCTTTTGTCTGTTCCGAGCGTAGCGAGGTTTGGTCTGCTGGTGGCTATCGTTCTGCTGATGTTTGTCTTGGCCATCTTCTGGCCGCAAGGAGCCCCATGACTAGCCATAGCTCTACCCAGCGGTTTAATACCTGTCCATTTGCCTACTCTCTCCACAAGGAAGGGTTGGCCAAAATCACCACAGGCGCAGAGTCTAACTTTGCCATGTGGGGGAAGGCTATGCACTCCGGCTTAGAAGCGCATTACCTGGGACAGGACAAGGACAGGGCCTTCTCAGACAGTTACCCGGAAGACCTGGACCCGTTAAATCAGGTCTGGACCAGGGAAGGTGGCTTTCATACGCTGGAAGCCTATGTTGCCTACTATGCTGAGATCGATAGGCAGTGGGAAATCCTTGAGGTTGAGTTGCAAGATCCGCCGGCTCCTGAACATCCCAATCTCATCATTGATCTGGTCGCTCGCCATCGACAAACCGGCTCAGTCTACCTGTTCGATCACAAGTTTAAAGCCAAGATGCCGTGGGGTGCGGAGCGTAGGTATGAGCTGGATGCTCAACTCACACGCTATATCTCGTTTGTCAGACAGAAATGGGGAGATTGTGCTGGGGCGGTGGTCAATACCATCGTTCCAGGCTTCAGACAGCGCGCCTATAAGGGGGAACCGGCTGGCTGGCACTGCAAGTTTGAGCGGTTGGTGGTGCAGCGAACACCCCAGCAGATAGATTTCTGGGAGCGCAGCCAGGCTGAATGGGAAGGCTTGATTAGGCACTGTGAGAAGTCCAGCATCTATCCAAAGCATCTCGGCTGGCAGTGCAGCTCTTGTGAATACTTCGAAATTTGCGTAAGTGGTGATGATGAAGAAGTTAGACAATCTTTATACACTACTGACCCTCAGCCAAAAGAATTCAGTGTAGTGGTCGAAGGTGAATTTGATGCGTCATAGACCCATACCAAATCAATGCGCTGTTTGTGGTAAAACAATTAAGACCAGAAGTGATTACTTGTCCAGTAAGCAAAAGTATTGCGGCCAAATCTGTATGGGAAAATCCTTTACTAGGCAAAGATTAACAAAGCCAGTCGCTTCTTGGGCCTCCGGTCATTACAGGGCGAGAATTATCAAAGACGAAGGAGCGTGTGAGCGATGCGGCAGGGTAACTAAGATGGATATTCACCACAAAGACAATGATTGGAAGAACAACAGCCTCGATAACCTTGAGAGGATATGCCGTTCTTGCCATTTGAAACACCATCGCCCACCAGGATATAAATCAGTCAGTCAGCAGTTTGAAGTAGTCGTTGAACCAGACGTTTAACCATAAAGGAGCCAAGATGAAAGTCATCATCAATTACGAGTACTTGCCTGAGTATAATCATCGCTACTTTGCTAAGACTTGGATCGATAAGGCATATTTCAGCGAGTGCAGCGATAAGTCTTTTGAAGAGGCGAAAGATAAGCTGATTAAGGCCTTGATCAAGTTTTCAAATACTCCGCCTGTCGTTCCTCCCATGCCTGAGGTAGTCGAGATTGAAGTCGGGGAGGCCATCCATGCCAACCAGAGCTGACTTTGAAGCGGCTATTCCCAATGTCAAGATCGAGGTCAATGGGCAGTTTGGTTCAGGTAAGAGCACCTTTGCACTCACGTTTCCACGAGTGTATTACATCGGGACCGAGCCAGAAGGGTTGGAAATACTGAGGGCTCCAGATGGTAGACATTTGCTCAATAACCTGGTTGAGTATGAACAGCTCTACATTGATCCGGACAGTGGTAAGGATGCGATCAAGGAGTTTGTCGAAGAACGCTCGGGATTACTGTATAAAGCAGTCCAGCGGGCTCGCCAGATGGCCCAGGCTGGCAAAGTCAGCACGTTGGTGATAGACAACCTGACATATGTATCACTGCTCTTCTGGGAGTACATGTGTCGCTACAAGGCCAATGATTACCTGACAGATAAGGGCCTGGTCAATAAGCTCCAGATGTATGGGGGTTTGAAGTCCTGGTTGTTCAGGTTTATCATCGCAGAGGTCATCCCGTTCAAGGGCAACGTAGTGGTTACCTGCCATCTCAAAAGTGAATCCCAGGAGAAGCTAGACAAGAAGAAGGACCAGACTGTTAGCATCACACCCAATATCTTGGGCGGTTTCCGAGATGAGTGCGAAGGCTTGTTTGCGGCGTCTCTCTATCTGGATCGCAAATCCAGCACTAAGCCAGATGCTTCTGGAAAAATAATCACAACGACCAAATACATCTGCTATACCCAACAGCAACAAGTCGCAGCATTCGGGTCCAAGATATTGGCGAAGAACAGGTATGGTCTACCCCCCATCCTGGAGAACGCGTCCTATGCCACCATCATGCAGCACATCAAGAGTTCTAAACCAGCTGTTGAACCAGTCCCAGTCCTAACAACCAACTAAAAGGAGAATAACGATGGAAGACACTGAAACCACCGATGCTGTAGGATTTGAAGTCAACGAGCCTGTAGAAGTAGGAGACATGAAGGATGTCCAGCAGGATATCCTGCCTGTTTGCCAGAACGTGAAGGCTGAGATCAAGAAGGCCGCGATTGCCATGAACAAGGATCACAACCTAAAGTATATCAAGCTGGAATTGTCCCTGGTGGATGGGATTCCCACGCAGAATGATGACGGGGAGACAGAGTACCGCTACCGCAACAAGACCGTGTTTCCTGGGATGCTGGAATCGCTGATCTGGGCCGATCCTGTCCAGAAGACCAGTGACTACTTCAAGAAGAAGCAGTATCTCTTGCCATTCAAGGAGTTTTGTAAGGCACTAGATCTGGAAGGCTCGATTGTGGTCAACGATGCGTTCCTGGAGGCCCTGGTGGGAAGACGACTGCTGTTTAGTATCAAGCATGAGGCCAACCGATCGCTAGGTGAGGATGGCACACGTACCCCAGATGGCACGTTTAGAGAGCGGGTGTATGGGTGGAAGAAGGCGGTTGAAGAATAGCTGAAAATATGGAGGGAGAAACGACAGTCTTGTCGGTTCGACCGATTGGAACGCACGATGAACAGATGGCTGAAGTGGCTGCTCTACGACATTGATCCCAGGGTAAAGGAGCATGTGCACGACTGGCATTACGAGTCGAGTGAGTTGATCAGTCGGTTGGCAGCGGCTGGATCATCGATAGGACTATGGAAGATCACTTGGCGGTGCAGGTCGTGTAAGGACACGATAGATGAGACCAGGGAGGGGTTTATCTAGCATGAAAGTCCTTGACGTCAAGATTCCCACGTTGCCCCCCAGTGCAAACAGCATCTATGCGCCAGTTAGCGTGGGGCCGACCATCAGCAGGCGCGGGTTCAACACCATCACAATGACTAAGGAAGCGAGGGTCTGGATTGAGCACGCGACCCTCTTTCTTCCGCCGATGAGGCTGGATGATACGCTACGCTATCGGATGGAGTTGAGCTACCACAGCAACTGGTTCACTAAGTCAGGAGAGATCAGGCGGCGGGATGTCAGGAACTACGAGAAGCTCGTGTGTGACACGGTCTGCAGGCGGTACCTGCTCGATGACAAACTAGTGTGGGAGTCGCTGGTAACCAAAGTGCAAGACGATGAGAAGGAGTTTGTAATGGTCAAGCTGTTTACATTAGAGAGGATATGCCGATGACGAGAAACAAGCTGAAGGAATATATTAAGCTGACGGATGACTTGATTCATATTCTGATCTATGTCCAGCTGGCCTTTGAAAAACGTCTTAAATCTGTAACTGTTAAACCAAAGAGGAGAGCCAAGTGACGAGGAAACCGCGCAAGCCCGTTGCTCCTTACCATGAACGACATCCCGAAGAGTTTGCCCAGACTGTTTTGGATACAACTAGGATTGTGAGCATGAAGAAGCATCTTAAGCTGGCCAATGATTTGTACGAGATGCTGACTACTGTGATCCCGGTGCTTGAACGAGTGATTGAAGTGGAAGATAGCCGTCTTAAAATTGAGAGGAGAAAGCGATGAGCCGGAAGAAAACCGCAGAACAGAAGCTGGTGGAAGCCATCAGGGAGTTGGGTCTGGAGAAATCGAATTCGATCTTCAAGGTGTTAGACGAGTATAATACGCCCAAGGTCTATGTGAAGCGCAAACCCAAGCTGGTTGAAGCTGCCAAAGCCTGACCAGCCACAAGCTACCGGGTCTCCTGGTTTGTCATTTGACCAGTCTCCAGCCTGGGCCGTCCCTGGCCGAGACCCGGTGTAACCTCCAGCTGGACATGTCAAGCTCCGTACTAACGGTGGATGCTCAGAAATAGCTGGTCATAACTGAGATCCCATCCACTGACCGGTTAGACGACTTGGCCTCTGAGCCAGCTGGGGAACCTAACGGAGGTGACAAGTGTTCAAGGAACCCATCTGGGTCTTCATGTTCTACCTGTTGTGGATCGGGATCTTTCTGGTAGCATTAACCATCTGGCTAGAGAAGCATAAGCCAAGGGGGCCGAGATGAACAATGGTGGTCCGGCATTTCCATATGATCCGGTAACTTCCAGAATTGGGATTCATTCAGGCATGACCCTGCGGGACTGGTTTGCAGGAATGGTAATAGGTCATTGTTTTGAGGCACTGAAGCATAATGCAGCTCCGCAGGGATGGGAATCAGTTTGCATAGGTAGTTCAGGTCTTGCCTATCAAGTGGCAGATGCCATGCTGGCTGAAAGGGCCAAGGAGCAAGGATGAAATTCTACTTTGTGCCCAGCATCAAGGTCGTCAAATTCGTCAAGCAGGTCGACGCGAAAGCAGCAACCACTTCTCAGGACATCAGGCAAATCTGGAACAACCACTGTGTCCAACCCGTTCAAGCGCGTCAATGGCTGGCTTCTCGACCAACGGGCCGATGAGGTCTGGATCAGAGACCCTGACCAGAAACTAGCCAGAGTGGAACCTACCTGGGAGGAAGCCACCCAGTGGGCCAATGCTCACGACGAATACAACATGTCTAAACGCCATCACTCGCGTGGCAACTGTGGACTTTACATCAAGCGGGGACCCTTTGGACGTTATCGTTAAGAACTACGATGAAAGTCTATCTCTGCTTGATGGTCGAAGGTGGAGCAAACAATTCGCTCACTAAGATTCTCAATGGAAGGCCTTTGAAGCGGACATGGATTATATTTAAGACTCTTAAAGAGGTTAGGTTGTTCATGCGGCGCAACCATCAGGTTGTTGCTTTTTTCCCAATTAATGCTAAGGAGATCTAAGATGCCAGTTACAGAAGAGTATAAACGAACCGTTAGATTGTGCCCAGTCACCACCAAGCCAGGACCGGCCAGTGATCCGAGAGATGTAGTTGAAGTCGACTGGTCGTATGTTCTTACCCAGCCAGGTCAACCAGGCTATCAATTTCTATTGGGCTGGGACCCGAGGCTGACACCGAAGGCGGATTGGGTAGATGAGAGCCTGCAATATGCTCCAGCCCCAGCCTGGGCAGCAGACAAGACCTATATCATTGAGCTGGAGAAGGAGAACCTGGTCTTGAAGGCTGAGTTGGCTAAGGCTACCGGATTGAAGGCTGATCTGAAGAAGAGATAGGGGGTTTCTCCTCCGTTCCAGATGACGGACGCAAGCGATGATTGGTGGTCACAGTCTCACCACGCGGCGGAGGAGAACAGGTTCCAGCGGTGGGCAGAAGTGACCGGTCGGTAGAGCAGCTCTTGCTACGTCTGCCGCTGGATTCATCTTAGAGTGTGACAGGAGCGTTATGACCGAACAGTTTGAGAAGTGGTGTATTGATGTAAAGAAGAAGCATCCAGATTATGATCGGTACGCGATCACAGACGAAGAACAAAATCACTTCTGGATCTCCGCCTTCGTCAAGGAAGTGCGTGATCGTAGAGGTGTAACACTTGGTAATAAGTGGAAACGGCCTGTAGGTGATGCCTTTGAAGAAGTTGTCCGAGACTTCGGCCTGGACGGTGAGAAATGACCCCGCCGAAGAATCCTCACGATATCTACGGAGTCAAGACGACGAATGTTGAGGCATGGAATCAAGGCTACGCCGCCGGTCTTCTGGCTGGCGAGGCTCGGCTTGCGAGGGCGTTGAGGATGTGGATGAACGGACAACGAATCCATGAATCGTGGACACCTGAATTCCAGGGATTTACAGAACAGGAGTTATTGGACTGGCTCACCACCCGCGCCAAGAGGAGGAAGCCCTAGATGAAACCGAGTCGATTTTCTAGTGATAGTAAACCAGATGATGATTGGTATAGAGCTTCCGACGTTGACCCGTTGCTGGCTGCCAAGGATGCGGAGATTGAGCGGTTAGAAAATACAATTAAGGGCTGGATATATACTTGTGATTTACGCAAAGAACGTATCTTGGCTCTTCAAGCCGAACTTCGCCAGCAGGAAGACGAATGTGAACGGTTTCATAAACCGGCTTGAACCAATCTGTAAATGAAAGGAGGTGAGCAACAATGACACCAGGACGATTGAACCTCTGTACCCGACTCTTGGCCCTAATGGCAGTCTGCTTAATAACAGCTACATTATCGGCCCAGCGAACAGTGGTTCAGACCTCCGTGCGGGGCCAGGGCGGCAACCCCGGCACATTGGTCAAGACCGCTTACATTGCAACCCATATTTAGGAGTTTGTATCCATTGACGTCAAGGCCACTCGCCTTGCATAAGGAGCATTATGAAACTTGCATTATTGGCATTGTTATTAGTGCCTGTTGCGTTGTCAGCTCAGACCATCAACTACACTGATCACATCGATAGCCCCATGGTCGGGGTCATCGACTCCAGCTGTTCTGAATCCGTTGCTGTCTCTGGGACGGTTCATTCGGTGATTCACCTGACCCAGCAAAACAATCAGGTGTCTATCGACGTCCACGTTGGCCCCCGAGGCGACATGACTGCTACCGGCCTTGATACCGGAACCCAGTACAACATGACCGGGCAGACCTTTACCCGCTTGCAGTTCGGCCAGAATAACCTCGAGAACTACAGCTATCACGACCAGTTCAAGGTGGTGGGCCTATTTACCGTGCACTACACGTACCATCTGCTATTCGGAGACAACTACTTTACTCCGAAGGCCTTCGTGGATCACTTTAGCGTGACGTGTGATTAGGTTGATATTGCCAGCAATGGTTGGAGCATTAATCGTGACCGTACTATTCCTCCTCCTGGTTGATTTCGGTGACTGGCTGTTTGGCAAGCTTTACTACCGGAAAGACGACCAGGGGAGGGGGTAGCGAGCAGGCATGATTCTTTATGCCTGCGAGCGTAGGGGAGGGGTCCTGCTTTACCGGCAGCTAGGGTTTAACTGGAGCAGGCAAAGGGCTAACCGGGGGAGGATCGGGCACAGCATTAGGAAGTACCGTAGACCCTCCTCCACTGACGTTGGCATCCTTGGCAAAGGTTCCCAAGGCAGCGATCCCCACTGCAAACAGAACCTCTCTCCAGCCGGTCCCGTTAGCAAACAGGTTTAACCCGGCAGCTCCCAACCCAAACAGTGTGGTCTTCCAATTGGTTTTAAACATAGGGCCTCCTATGGCCTGCCTACCCGGATAGAACTGAGACCGCCTAAGCCACCAAGGAACACTCCTAGCAGCCAGATCACGATTGCAATAATAACCACCACATTCAGGATCTGCTTGATCTTGCCGTCCATAGGAATGTAGGTGTTTACCAGCCACATCAAGACCCCCACTACGATCAGCACGATTACTAGGTTAATCAATGGCATAACGCCTCCTTTGACTAGATTTAAACCTCTTGTTCATCGATGCGCCTTCTCGCTCAAACGGTCTAACTCCATCTCCATCTTCGAAACTTTATCAACCAGCATCTGCACCTTCTCCTTAGTGATAGCAATCTCGGTATCTACATGGGCATTGCGGTAAGCATCCTGACGCTTGCGCCACTCTTCAAGAGCTTGTAGCCGGGTATTGTTTATCGACCAGACGACTCCAATCAGTGTGCAGATAATGATTCCAGATATCGTTAATAGCTTATTCTGGGTCAGATATTCGGTCATCTAACGTCCTCGAAGTCATCATTACCATGCCGCCGGTTATTCATCAGTGGCAGATCTCTCCGCTCGACTTCCCTTCTCATAAACACGCTAAATACAGCCACTCCCAACTGCCCGACTAGCACTACAAAGATCAGGCCAAACGCCCAGCGATACAGGGTCAATTCCTGCTGCAGCAAGCTAATATTGGTCCTTAACTCCCCGATACCTTTAATCAGTTCAGCGTCAAACACGACCTCCCTCCGCCAGTTGTCCTCGATGGTGTCCAACCGCCCGGTATTCTTGATGATTTGGTCACGGATAATGTCGTTGCTATAGATGGGACTAGTCTGCAAAACCACATGCTTGACCAACATTCCGCCCAGCACTATTACCGAGAGCATATGGATTCCCAAAATTAAGTTACCTGTCGTCCGTATCGCCTTGTGTAATCGCTTAGGAAAAAACCACCAGAAGTAGAAGTCGAAGAAGGCGAGAAAGACCTTTTTCTCGATGTCTAGCCAGAAACTGGGCTTAAGGTTGTCGATCCTGTTCACCTTGACCATAGAGTGCTGGGTTCAATGGCTGACTGGAGATTCCCTGATCTGCTTTAAACTTGGCCATCCGGTCAATGGCAATGGCCAGTGCTGACTTCACATCAGGCCGGTCAATGATCTGGCGCAAGATGGGCAGGATGATGGCTCCCTTGTAGCCTAACGTGGCATAGCCTAAGCCACTGGTAATCAGGTTTGGAGTCGAAGTAGCCTGCTTCCAGGTATTGGTTGACTTGGCTGCTTTCAGTATGGCACGGGTCAGGAAGATTGATGTCTGGGTGTTCTGGTTCACGCCTTCCAATCCAGGATCAAGGCTTTCTAACTCATTCATCAAGCCTGTTCTAAGCCGCAACTCGCCCTTCTCTGCCGGACCACTGATGCCTTGAAAGGCTCTCTCACCAAGCGACTTGTCGGTAGCAACCTTGACAGCCTGAGATTCAGAAGCAGGCATCTGAGGTGTACGGTCAGCTACAAACTTGTCCTTAACAGCCATTGCGGTTGCTGTATCCTGTGCCCGGTTTACTGTGTTTAAGTCTGGCATCTGGGTTGGATCAACATAGTTGGCAACAGCATCTCGACTAACCACATTGCCTGGACCCAGCTGCTGAGTCTCAATATCGGAGATGCGCCGGTCGATCTCAGCCTTGTAAGCCTTGGTATTTAACCGTGATCCCTTGGCTCCAGCACGACTAGCAATCAGGCCCTTATCAATACCCTGGCTAACCACTCGGTTCTGTAACTGTTCAGCCGAAACCCCTGGAACCTTGGATTCTCCGGTCTTGGGATTCTCGGTAACTGTCTCTAACCCTCTACCGAGAGCACTGCGATAGATAGCAGGTGCAGCCTTCTCAACAGCAGAACCTATACCGCCAAGAGCCATAGCACCTACCTTTGGCGAAATCATCGTGCCAAAGGCCTGGCCTCTAGCTTCGGGGGTTTCCCCATACATCAGCTTGGCTGGTTGTTCTGCCATATTGCCAATCATGGGGCCAATTACTGGAAAGACCCCGGTTGCTATCCTGGCCATGGCTTCCATCGTATTGCCCTGGTCATGGGCTTCCTTGGCCTTCTGGAGTTCAGCCAGCATAGGTTCGATGGGATGGCGAAAGGCTTGGTAGATATTGGCTGGATTCAGGCCAGAAGCGACATTTTCAACGGTTCCTTTGGCAAAGTCATAGGCTTGGCTTAGACCGGATTGAGGTTGGTCAGCTGGCTTAGTTACCATATCCACCTGACTAGCATACTCAGGATGCTTGGCAACAATCCGGTTGACCAACTCTTCATCTGGCACGTTGGAATAGTCTGGATACTTGGCTTTGATTCTAGCGGAAAAATCTGTGATGGATTCTGGCATAGTGGCCTACTTAAAGAGTCCTAGTGGATCTGAACCAGCTGGTGGTGTTGGAGAACCTGTCGGCTGAGTCAATCGACTATCTTTGCTATAAACCGTTCCGCTGGAGAACCTGGCTCGTCTTCCAGCAATAATCTTTCTTACGGTCTTGATGGCAGAGTCTATACCACCTGCCGAGTAAGCTTGGTTAAAGATCTTAGTGGCCTGGTTTCTGGACTGGTCAGTCGTTGCACCTCCGCCTGACAGGGCAGAAGCCAAGTCATCAATCACTCCTTGCAGCGAGGTCTGAAAGTTAATCGCCTTCTCATCGTTGACCTGAATCTCACCGCCTAGAACAATTCTGTTCAGTAGTCCAATATCGGTTCGCTTGAACTCTTTGGAGGCCTTCTCCAAAACATCCAGTCCGGTTCCTACAGCATCCAGCGCCCTGATCTGTTTCTGGTTCTTGTTGCCAGCCTGCAAGCCAGCTTCGGCAGACATCTGATCGTATTCAGGATTTAACTCATAGACTCTGGCCATAATCTGGCTTCTAACCTTGGAGCGTCCCATGGAAGACAACTGGGAAGGGGTTGACCGGCCATCCACGATAGACTGAGCCATCTGTTCGACAGCAGCATCTGGAGTGAGTTGGGTTTTGGCATTAGCGATTCCAATAGCTAGCATGGCCTTTCGTAGGGCTTCCATTTCAGGGTCTTTGGGAGCAGTGAGAGCGGCATTCTGTTCTGCTGGTGTAAGGTCGTTAACTGATTTGCCTAGCTTCTGGGCTTGAGCAGCTAAAGCCACCCGATCCTTGGCTGTGAAATCGGTAGTAGACTTATCAGGGTGTTCCATGTTCAAGATCTTCTGAGCTTCATCTGGCTTTCCACCTTTATAGGCTTCAGCAGCCAGTTGGCCCATCGAAGTAGGAGGCTTGTTGGCTTCTGGCACAGCAAACTCTTGCTTCATCGTCTTGATGTTAAAGCCGACCTCTCCGGGCTTGGCAAGCATGATGTCCTTTCGGTCTGGAGTTGGAACCAGTGGAACACCGAGCGCCCTGCTGCTGACCCGTGCTGCTTCGTCTACATTGCCTGAGAGCAACATGGGCTTAGTGTAAGTATCTAGAGTATCGGTGGCTTCCTTAATCTTACCCTGAGAGATGTACTTCTTGAAGACGGCGACGATGGTGTTCTCGGTTTGGTTGGGAGCACCTGACTGGTTAAGCTGCATATTGCCAAAGGCATCTGGCTTTGGAGGTTCAGGATTTACGGTCATCTGATTGTTCTGCTGGGCAGTCTGACGGATAGCAGCTGTGTCCTGCTGGTTTCTAAGATAGTCCTGAAGCTGGGCACTAGCGAGAGCATTACTGATCGGAAACGACTTCTTCCGCTGCTCGATCTCCTGCTGAAGTGCCTGGTCTCTCAGATAGTTCTGGCCGATTCCTGAATAGTCGAATAGTTGTGGCATCTAAAGTCTCCTATCGCTGTGGCGGGAACAATGAACCAGTCCCCTGTTCTGTGAATTGTCCACTACCCCCTATTCCAAGCGCCTGTAACAGTTGCTGGTAAGCAGCCCCTTGATTACCCAAGGCATAAGGCAGCATGGCATTGTTCGATCCAGCTAGAATGTTGTTCCCAGAATACGGGTTAGCCCAGTTCCAGGTGTTCTGTGCCTGGCCACTGGATTGCCACATCGATATTTGGGCTAGTGCGGTGCCGAGAGCCTGCTGTGCCGCTGAGGTGTCACCTGCATACTTGCTGGTTAGGGCTGACAGGAGTTGAGCATACTGGGTCGAGTTGACTCCCATCTGGGTGGCTAGTTGCTGGGCACTGGCTGCATCGCCTTGAGAGGCTGACTGGTAAAGCTGGCTGGCTGCACCACCGTAAGCTGCCTGCTGGCTGGCTTGCTGCTGGGAGGCCTGTAAGCCTAGCTGGGCCATCTGGAACGTCCGGTTATAGTTGTTCTGCGCCTCGTTAGCGCCTAGCGAGTTGTAGAAGTTGGCCAGCGTGTTCAAACCGTAAGAGCTGTTCTGCCGGCCACGAGCTTCCAAAGCCCTGTTGATATTCTTCTCGCCTTGCTGCAACTGCCACTGGTAGAGTGGGCTGGTCTCGTAACTCGCTCCGTTGGCTCCTTGCATGTTTAGAACATCGGGCATCGGAGCATTGTTCGAATTCCAGTTACTGGGAAACTGGGTGGTTCCAGTGGTTGAATTGCCAGCGCCACCGGGGGTAGTATAAGGGTTGCCACTGCCTCCAACTGGATTAGTCCATTGTCCTTCAGGATTACTAAGATTTCCTGTACCACCACCCGGATTGACAGGTGGAGTCACTGCTGGAGGTGCCGCCGTTCCACCCACCGTGGGAGCCGTAGGCAGCAAGGCATTCCTAGCACCACCGGCTGACAAGCCTGGACCTGCTGGAGCTACTCCTGGACCAATCGGTGGAGGTGCCGCTGCTTGAACCTGGGGAGCCTGATGCCAGACATTGCCTTGACTAGCAGACAGGCTAGCGTTACGGCTTCCTCCAGCAGTCGAAGTCGATGGAGCTGGTGGAGCAATTCCAGTTGAGTTCCCTGTGGTGCTACGGCTGGCTGGAACGGTTCCAGTGGTCTGGGTTGAAGCTGGTATTCCCTTGTTAGGATCAATCGTGCCGCCTGAATTTCCGCCTTGACCTGGAGTCGCTGGGGTTCCAGTCGTCGTATTGGTCGGCACCGTAGCTGCTGGCATCTGGTAGGCTGCTCCACCTGTCGAGGTGTACTTATAGTAGTTCGGATCTCCAGCCTTGGGCATCGAGGTTTGTTGAGCCTGGGTTAATGGGTTGACACCACCAGCTGGAACCGTCGAGGGTGCGGCAACCCCTCTGGTATCTCCACCTGTATAAGCAGCCCCCGTGTTCGGGTTGTACTGCCACTGTTGCTTAACCGGATCGTAGCCCTGGGTGTAGCTGGAATAGCCGGCCGGTAACTGGCCTGTCGGATCTAGTTGCCGTGTCCAGTCCTGCGTCTTATTCGGATTAGTCGGGTCATATGGCGCAACGGTTCCCCCTGTAGCAAAGTGTTGAGGATTTGACAGGGCATTCTGCTTACCTGCGTCATTCATCTGCTGCAGCTTGGCCACTCCAAAGTGGCGTACTGCTTCAGGGGTCATGACAAACTCGCCGCCACGGAGCATGGCGGGGACGGTGTCAGTCCCCTGGTCTTGCCCTGGAACCTGACCTCCCATGGAATAACCGCCTGCTCCACGAGTGGGTCCACTGGCTAGGGCGTTTCCACCTGCAGGAGGTGTTCCACCCTGTTGACCTTGAGGTGCCTGTGCAGCAGCCTGCTTGATGATCTCGGGTGTAGTGGACCAATACTGCCCCTGAGACTGGACTGACCTGTCGATGATGGACTGATCCACTCCAGCCGTGTGCATGGCATTGATCCAGCCTTGGTAGAGAGCCTGGTAGGCTGCAATGCCTTGATCAGCCGTGAGCTTACCGCTCTTCACCTCGCCCAAGATTCCCCCGTTACCGTCCCGCTGTGGACCCCAGACTGCTAGACCCACATCGTTGATGGCGTTAGAAGCCCAGGTCTTGTCTGGGTTGTGGTTGTTCCAGAGTTTGGCGACTAAGGCTCCCACACCAGCCATGATAGGACCAATGAAGGGCACCGCTGCAAGAGCCGGAATAGCTGCCATCGCTACGCTGATACCGCCTAGACCTGCCAAAGCTCCAACTCCGGTTCTCAGGCTTGATCCTTGTAGCGATTGGTTTGATAATGCTTGACCACTCTGGTCTGGTATCGAGGCCAAGCCAGCCGCTACATTCTGATTACCCAGAGCTGAACCTGTTGCACCTCCTGCCCCTGTAGCCAGAGAGTTCTGCTTGATCATTCCCTGGGGCATTCCACCCGGTGCGCTAAACTGTGGAATCTGGGGCATCGGGATCTGGGGCGCTGTCTGCCCCTGTGGCATGGGGTTTACCTGCGGCATCCCTCCACCCCCTGGAGTCCCCTTGCCAAATATGAGGTTATTAGCCTGATTTAATGCTTGTACTCCAGATTGTGCATATGGATTGAGGATGTTAAACGCATTTCCATAGCCAGTGCCTAGTGCCCCGAGAGAGTTGGACAACCCAGTTGCCCTGTCTGCCAGACCCTGCTGATACCCCCAAGGAGCAAACTGGTTAGCTTGGTTAAACCCGCTAGCCAGTGCATTACCAGCCTGACCATAGCCCCAGTTAAGCGCATTCTGGCTGTTCTGGTTAGCTGTTCCCAAAGCATTCGCCGCGTCAGAACCACCCTGACCATAAGCAACCGCAGCTTCAGCTTTGGCCTGATTGAGAGCATCCTGAGAAAGCTGGATTCCCTTGCCTTGGGCTTGCTGAGCTCCAATGCCACCGATTACTGTTGAAGCAACCGGTACGGCTGCGTTAATAAGTGCATTCCAATCTGGCATGGTAGCCTCCCCCTAGCTGTAGTATTCCGTTACTTGAAATTGAATGGTGATCGTGGCTGCCCCGGCGGCAATGCCAGCACCTACCACGGTGGTATCGTTGACAAAGTCTATCGTGCCACCGCTCCAAGCTGTACCGGCAGAACTGAACCGAGCGCCTAAGTTGAATATCTCAGATAAAGCCCTGTTGACGCTGGTTATAGAAGCTGTGGCGGTTACCGCAGCAGAAGTGACCACGACACTGCCTCTCTGGATGTTCTTAATATGGGTTGACCGGCCGATGGTTTGAAATCCGCTCATAGTTCCTCCAGCACCAAGCCTAATCGGTAAGCAATCAGGTTGGTTGTTGCCGCTATAGCTCGGATGGTGTCTCCAGCCGCAAGCATTGGGTCATTTGATAGAAACCCTGTGTCTCCGGCGCGCAGGCTGGATACTCCGGTTAGCCCTTTAACAATCTGATTGCTGGCTCCCCGGCTTCCGCCTGATGGGACGTAATGCAGATCAAACGCATCGTCTGTCGAGGCGTGTGTGTTGCAGAAAGTAGCATCCACATGGATGAGCTGCAATCCGGTTGGAACCGTGTAAAGCGTGGTCTCAGAGTCTAAGATTAAGCCGACCGCCGTGACCTTAGTGATAACCCCAGTTGCCATGGTGTTTTCCTTTCAATCCAATATCCCGCACTAGTGGTTGGGTTCTGTATGGGCGCAATCCCGATTCCCTGACTAAACTGGATCAGGTTGTAGACGCGCTTACTGACGAGGCGGTTAAAAGTCTCTATCTCGCGGAAGTCAGTGGTTCGTGGTGGTGTAATCACCTGGCTCGAGATGACCTGCTTGCGCTCAACGAAGCCACCACCAGTCATCCCGCCATAGAAGATCTCCAGGTTATAGTAAACCTTGCCGATCCAGTATTCAGCCGTGTTGGCCAATGTGTGTTTAACGGTGATGAAGGACATCTAGTTATCCAATACCTGAAACGTTTCTTCCGCTGAGACCAAGATGAAGTCAGATTTCACGTCGTCATGAACTACCCGGTACTGCCGCTGGCGATAGGTTCCACACTGGTAGAGCACCCCGTAGAACTGGAGGTCATCTGTAAAGCCCAAGCTGACCCGTCTGGGTTCCGACCAGCCCTTTCCATCGTCATTAAACTGGACCTTGAAGTAGGGTTCAGAAATGTCTGCTGACTGGCCGCGCTTGCACTTGAACAGGAGCTTGGCTGAACGCTTGCGTCGGTCGGTTCCCCAGGAGGTGTTTCCGCTCGTCAATTCAAACCGAATGGGATCTCCATCGTCAGTTAGTCCGTCCAGACTCCAGATCTTGCCTGTAGCGGCTGTGTCGCCAATCAGCGTAGTGTTCCATCCCTTGATGTAGCTCGTGGTATTGCAGGGGTAGAAGTCGTAGGCACTGCCATTCCAGCTGGCAAACTGGCTCCAGGTGTTTTGTAAGGCATTGTAGGCCAGAGTGAAGCCGTCAATCTGGTTGGTCACCACGTAGAACGGGATCCGGTTGATGGTTAAGCCAAACCCCTGGGAGAACGGCGCTGTAGTGGTTGAAATCAAGGGGTCTATCGGGTAGCTGATAGCCCTGATCGAGCGGTTCTCTAGGCGGACAATCCTGGGTGCCCGGTCATAGACGGATAGAAAGTAGAACGTGCTTCCTAAATCTACGATGCTGTAGGGTGCTAGCAGTCCAACACCAGGAGGTGGTACAGCCATCTTGGCCCATGGCGTGATCCCGTCATCTTCCACAAACTCGATTGATTCTGGACCCATTGACAGAGTCTCTCCCCACTTCTCGGTCACAGCTGTCAAGGGATCTGCGTTCTCCTCATTGTTGAACACTTCCCAACTGTTAGAAGCACCATACCCGTTGACCTGATCGTCGCTGAAGAACTGATCGCCTACCAAGCTGTCGGTTCCGTTACAGAGGAGGTAACGGTCCTTGAAGATGATGTGGGTCACGCCTGCTTGAGGCGAGTTTCCTGCCAGGTCAGAAGCCACCTTGGTTGTCTCGACCAGCTTCGTGATCTTGCCGCCATGAGCTGCGAAGATGTTGGATAGGTCTTCGGTGAAGATCACTGGGTTTCCAGCCGTCAATTTGGTTCCTGTCCAGGCGGTTGCAGAGCCATTAGCTATCAAGGTATACGGCTGTCCAGAACAGACCGCTATTACTGTGCCTGCGATTGACTCGTAGATGCCATCCACCTTGGCTGCCTTTGGTAGTGTCGTGAACAGAGTCAGACCCGGGCGCTTCACGTAACACCCAAACTCATCCTGGTAGCCTTCGAGAAGCGACTGGGCATCGGTCTGGCCTAACTCAACCGAATCCACCACCGCTGGCTTGCCAAAGTTGATCTTCTTGGTTTCCATCGTCATGTCAGCTTACCAGTAACCCAGCATCGAGAGTGGCATCGAGCTTGCCGAACCGTTCGTTAATCAGGCGGCTGGCAGACTGTGCTGCTATGGCTACCACTTCAGGAGCCGCATTCATTCCGTACTTGGGGGCCAAGTGGATGGCCAGGTTATAACTCACGGCATTCTCGTAGTCACCTTCAAGCCCATGGTTAATCGCTACCGTCGAGTAGTTCGTCATCTCTTTGATTGAACGCAAGCTGACGGTGTAGATAGCGTCAGGAATGGGGCTTAACGTTACCGTCGCCATTGGCACAGCATTGTCGTAGAAGAAGCTGTTCGGAACCATCGTAGTGTCCTTGTACTGGATGGCGTCAAAGCCCTCTGGTCCCAGAGGTGCCAGCGGGAAGCTCACTGAGTTAGACACGATGTAACCTGACAGGATCTGCTCTGGACGAACCGTGTCAATGTCTCCACCTGGGCCAATCGTGTAGACTGAGGTACCTGCCACGGTAGGGAACACATCAACCACTGTAGATTGAACCAGCATTCGTTCGCTTGACCACGACAGCAGCATCGTGTTCAGTCCTTCCAGGCCTTGCTCCTGTTCCTCTGGACTCAGGCGGGTGCCAATGTTCCTGACACCCAGGAGTCTCAAAGCTCTATCCACCAAGGCATAGATGGTCTTGTCAATGTCGGCGGTCACTAGATAATGGTCAATGTAGGTTTCCCCATCGGTCCTGACCATCTGAAGCTTGAGGTCATAGCTGGTGGAACCCTTACCAACTAGTTTCTGAAGGGTGACGGTAGTGATACTCCCCGCAAGGTCAGTCGCTGCAATCACATCGGATGTTCCGTCCAGGCCAGTCAGCAAGTCTACAGCAGTTACGGTAACACCATTGACAGTGGACGGAGACACCACATTGTCTGACCAGTCATGCTGAAAGGTTCTGACTTCTCCTGGCTCTAAATCAAAGACGCTGATGACGGTGATCATGGGCTACCTCTTCGGTGAACTGTGGACTTCTCCGGCTTGTAACTTGGTGCGATATTGCTTCTGAGGCATTCCTACCTGGGTAAAGGAGTGGATGGACATCACACCTCGCCCGGTAATCACGATGGACATGTACCCAGTCGCCGTCAGGGTTCCCTGCATGTCTCCAACACCTGCCGCTGAACCTGGGATTGTCAGACCTTGAGTTCCTACCAATGTTCCAGTTAAGGCTCCAGCAGATTGACCTTGAGAGTTTCGGATCAATGCTCCTGTACCCGTCAAGGTCATTGAGCTTGAGGCCATGGCTTCCAAGTTAGGGAAGGCAGACATGGCTCCAGCTTTGTTGGCCAAGCCAAAGGCTGTCAGATTGCCCATGCCTCCAGTCCCCACAGTCAGGTCTAAGATTAATCCACCCACATTGTCCAAACGACCTACCAGTTGCGCCGTACCTGCTGATGAGCCCGAGATCACATTAGATCCAGTCAAGGTCATTGAGTAGGCATGATAGGTCTCGATGGGAACTGCTAGTTCTGACGAGAAGGCCGACTCCTGACCGGTGGAGTTAAACGCTGTGATGGCGAAGTAGTAGGTCACTCCTCCAGGAAGCAAGAGGAAGGTAAAGGTCTGCACCATGCCCACGTTGACTGGAGACACATAGGGCGAGGTGGCATAGTTGTAGATCCCTGATGAGGTGCCGATATAGATCTTGTAGCCTGCCAGGTCTGACTCGGTATTAGGATTCCATGCCAGCTTCACGGTTCCCATCGACCAGCCACCGTACATATGGCAGGTGGAGTTGGTGTAGAAGGCTAGACCAGGAGTAAGAGTTCCAACTCCAGCCATCTGACATGAAATAATCTTGATATTGGAAACTTGAGTTAAGGCTCCAGTTCCGGCCATGGTAACGGAAAGGGAGGTTACCCCTAACAGGGTTCCGCTTATCGTCCCCACTCCTGCTGGACCCGGAGTCATGGGAATATCGGTGACCGTAACCAGGCTTCCGCCTTGCCAGTTGTCCATCAAGGGGGTGACATCGGATTGCCAGATGCCAGGGGAGCCAGTAGTCAGCGTAGGCGTAGAGTCCGTTGCCGTATCAATCACGACTCCGCTTAAGCAGCCGTTGATCGTGGTTCCGATTACTTCAATATCGACTGAGCCTACTGCATTGACCGTGCCACTCTTGAGAACCGTGGTGGTTCCATTGACGACGCTAACCAGTCGATAGGCGCTTCCTGGTCCAGTGTCTTGAACTTGAAACAGGTAGTAATCCCGGTTGGCATCTTGATCCGCAGAAGCCCTAGCAATGGCTCCAAACCAGGTTCCTGAATTAACCCAGGCTGGCTGGATAGAAGACCAGTGATCGTTGGTAAATGTGCCTGTGCCGATCCATCGGGCTGATGACCCGCCATTGTTTCCACCCGCCCCATGACCGACGGCGTTAGAAACAATGTGGAGAGCGCCGTTTCCTCCCGAGGTGGTAATGTCTCCCCAGTTGGCTCCCAGGCTATTGGAGTTTGCCCGATCAAAGTTGTCTGTGTTGGCTAAAAGTCTCGCTATACCCATTAGTTTATCTTAATCAAGCCAGTCGGTGGAGCCGGTGGTGTTGGAGGAGGTGCCTGAATCACGGTTCTTGGCACAATCCCCCAGGTCGGAATATCGTCAAAGCCGCTGCCTCCGACTGCTGACCAGTTGGTAGCTCCAGTTAAGCGCAACCACGCTGCCGAAGCTCCTGTGGCTCCATGGTCAACGGCATAGGCGATCGCAGGAATCAGGTTTCCCCAGTAGCCTGTGGAGGCATTGAGAGGATCGCTGCCAGAGGTGCCCTGCAAGGTGTTGTTAAAGGTTGGACTCACAATTAAGCCAGCCGTGATGTTCCCTGCCCAGGCTTGCGCCCAGGTTGGGTAGAAGCCTGTAAGCACCAGACCTGAACTGGCCGGAGTGACCTTCAGGTTGAACAAGGAAGCGTATGTAAAGTAGAAGTTGGAAGAGTCACCCAGGATACCGATGGGCCACTTGTATTGGAAGTCACGAACCTGGTTGTAAGTGGACATGTTAACCAACGGTTCAAGATCGGACCCCATACCGACCGACTGAATCCAGAAGTGCTGCTGCCACGGAGCTACCTTGCCACCTCCATAAGGATCGTCATATTCGTAGATGTCGCCTAACGATGGCGATGGAAGTGTGGCACTGACGGCAAGCCATTGAGTCATGTTGTTGGCTAGCAGAGTTTGATAGTCGAAACAGACCGCATCACCCGATGGACAGACCGCGTCAAACTGGACCAGGGTACGCAGGTTCCAGCCTGTGCCACGGGTCTGCGAGGTCAGCAGCTTATTGAGTCCGACTCCATGGCTGGTGTTTAAGGCCAGGTAATTCAAGGCTGCATTAAACTCCATGGTTTCGTAATGCCAGTAGTCGCCGGTCAACAAGTAGGCCAGGTAGCCTTCAGAGGGAGCGTGGTTCATCTCCCAGCAGTTGGAGCCAGCGCACTTGCCGAACGTTCCGCCATCAATTCCATAGCTAGGCCAGTTGGCTGGAGTGGCTGGAAGCTGGGTACTACTATCTCGCCACACGATAGGGTAGCTGTTTAACGAGGAACTGTTGGCCAGTACCGCGTAATAGGCTCGGCTGTCGGTTGAGGTCACGTAGAGTGCATCCCAGGTGGGTAGTAGACCAATCATGGACTGGAAGCCGGTGTCTCCCATGTTAGCGTTCATGCTGCCGTTAGACATCTGGGTATAGGTCTGGAGCAGGCTGTTGAGAACGGTCGCACTCGGACTGCGCTTCCAGTAGTTAGGCACGAGCTTCGTATCCATCAGGTACTGGCTGTTGTGCTTTGGGATTACGTCCGGGAAGCCACCGCTGACCCAGCCTTCTGCTGACCAGCGGGTGAAGCCGTAGTGGGTTAGAGGCAAGCCGTTGTTGTTGTAGACTCCGTTCGCTCCGATATTGACAAGAGGTAAATAGGTCTGGGTAATGTTGGGAATCGTGGTTCCGTTGTCGGTCGAAACATTGAGATAGCCGTTCTCCACGATGGCCCTGATCCAGATTCGGCCTGCTTTGTAGAATCGCACGTAGAACCAGACGTTGAGACCTGGTGATCCGCCGATGGTAGTACGGTAATGGCATTCCACCATCTCTGGACCGGCCAGCCAGGTTCTAAACGGGGTCGCAAACAGGCTGGATAGATTGGCTGTTCCGATAGAGCCTAGCTGCACGGTGGCTACCGGGTTCGCTGCCGTGATGTCGGCTGAAGTCAGAGCGGTTCCTGTGGGAGCAGCGGTTGAGTTGGATACCGTAATCGTCTTCAGCACGTTGGCGGTTAAAGCAGTTTGGCCTGAAGCAATGGCGTGTTTGACAGAACCGTCATTCCAGCGGCGCTTGACCACGACTTGATACTCTGCGATGTCGAGGATCGGGAAGTTCGGGATATCACCTTTCTTGAAGATCAGGCCGACTGTGAAGGGCAAGGTTCCTGAAGCCGTGGAACTGATCTGGAAGTTGGAACTGGATGGGTTGACCACGGCTCCGGTTGTGGCTGAGGCACTGGTGGATTGGGCAGACACGTTGCTAGAGGAATCGTAGGCAGCCACGGTGTAGGTGTAGGTAGTCGAAGCAGTCAGGCCAGTATCCTGATAGCTGTTGGTTGGTGACAGGGCAACTTGAGAGCCATTGCGGTAGATCTGGTAGCCTGCCACGCCCACATTGTCGGTAGAAGCAGTCCATGCCAAGTCAATCTCAACGTTAGAAACCGTGTTTGCTCCGAGGTTGGTGGGAACCGAAGGGGCCACCGTATCTGCTACCGGAGGACTGAGTCTTAAGCTGTAGGCATTGTTGTCTACCGAGTTGACCACTACGAAGACATCGCTTGCCGGTGAGTAGGCCCAACGCTTATAGGTTCCGTTGATATTGGAAGCTCCGGGTCCACCTGTAAAGGTCTGACTCGTCCAACTGTCTGTGTTGGCATCGTAGAGGTAAACCGTGTCACCTCCGGCCCAGCCCACAATTCGGTCAATAGCTGAGTCGTAGGCAAGTCCAGGACCACCCGATTGACCGGATTGAGTGATTGCAGTTCCTCCAGTCTGGTTGATGTTGTGCCGGGCGTAGGGAGCAGTGAGGTCGTAGTAGAGGGCACCTTGACCACCGCCCATTAGGTAGAAGCGGTGCCGGGTAGGATCGATAACGGAGGTCATCCAATCTGTTCTACTAAAGCCGGTTCCATTGTTAGTCAGCTTAACATAGGTGTCTGTCAGAGGGTTGTAGCTCAGAAGATCGAAGTTGCCGTGGTAGAAGACCTTGCCACTGGTTGGGTCGTAAGAACCCATCAAGCCTGGACCGGTATTGCTTGGAATTAGCAGAGAAGACTTGTGCTCCCAGGCATTAGTAGCCATGTTGAACTGCCATCCTTCTGCACTGCCGATACCACAGACTGCATTTGATTGTTGCTTGTACCACATCCTGTCAACATTAGGCATGTAGACCATGCTGTCGTAAGTATGGTTGCTGTTAGGTTGAGTTCCACCGACTAGCGAAGTCGGACAGTTTGGTTTATTGGTGAAGGGATCAATTCCATTGTATTGAGCGTCGCTTGCTCCCGGTGTTCCTGGATTGGTAATCCGAGTCATCGTCAGTTGGGTCACATCTAACGAGTAGATCTCGTTGCCCTCGTAGTCTGTGTGGCCTCCACCCATGATCAGCAGTCGGTTGCGTAAGGTGTCGAAGGCACCTGAAGCCCAGGCCAGCGTTACCTTGTCGCAATTGCCGTTGATTCCGGCTGGGCAAAGTGGCCTGATAGAAGTATTGGTTAACTGGGTCCAGCCAGTGGCCGGGGGAATCGCGGGCACGTATTCATAGGCTCCCTCGTCATAGGCAGAGCCTTGGGGTCTCGAAACTCCGGCAAAGTCAGTGGTCACGGTGGACAAACTGGTTCCTGCATTGATTGCTGGCGAGGTGGTCTGAAGCTGGAAGTTATTCGCCGCTGCATTGACGAACAGTGGGTTTCCGCCATCGCAGAGGGTTGCTATCAAGGTGTCGCACAGGTTGTTCCGGTTGGCCACGTTGGAAGCGGCTAAACTGCCTCCTGTAGCATCGCTGATTTCTACGCCTGAGTTGTTATAAGAAATGTTGTTCCGGATGTTGACGTTGGAAGCGCCGACTTCCAGGCGGATGCCATAGCCGGTGTTGTTATACACGGTGTTGTTGAAGATCAGAGGGTTGGTGGCAGGGGAACCTGAACTGGCGCTGACTCTGAGGCCACCTGTGCTGCCAACAATAATGCCGTTGTGGTAGACAATGTTGTTGTAGGCTCTCAGATTGTCGCCCGAATAGAGGCCGATTCCGTAGGAGCCGTTGTCGTGAGTGATCGTGTTCTTGATCACGGTGTTATTGGTAGCTGTGGCCTGGCCTGAAGTATAAACCTGGATGCCGTGGCCAGCGTTAGAGTAGAACGTTCCGCCATCAACGGTCACGTCTTGGGTGGAGATGTAGAGGCCATGATCCAGGCTGGTTGACCCGTTGTTGTGGGAACTGCAATTCTTGATCAGGAGGTTGGACGAGATGCCTTCCTGACGGAATCCGGGCATGATGGCTCCAGCTCCACTCCCGCCACCGACCCAGTTCTGAACCGTGACGGTGTCGAAGGTGACAAAGGTGGCCGCCGCGTCAGTGGTTGCGTTACGGCCGATTCGACAGACATTGCCATTAAAGGTGATGCCCTGGATGGTGATATAGGAGCGGCTGTAGATGTCGACTTCGTTTAAGGTGACGGTTTCACCTGTGGCGGCTTGAATGACGGTGCGCTGTAGGTCTGAGATACCGGCTGGGATGTTGGTTCCGAAGAACCCGATGGTTTCACTGTAACTGCCAGCGTGAATGACGAGGGTGTCGCCAGCTACAAGTTTGCCCAGTCCAACGGCTACCGTCAGGCAGGGACTGCCTATTGTGCAGGCAGTTCCGCTCCCAGTCTTGGCAACGTAGTAGGTTGCAGCCTTAAGACTCCCGCACCATAACCCAACCAAGAGGAGTAAGAACGTACCGTATCTTCTGGCCTTCCGCATTCTGGATCTCCATAACCGTGCCTTGAGGATGGAAGGTGGGAGAATCACGCACAGCTTCTACCACCTTGGGTTGTTCCTGTGGTTCAGCCATCGGCTTAATCCTCGGTGATCGAGAGGTTTCCCGCTGCGAAGGATGGGGTCACGCCATTGGTTACGGATAAGCCTCCACCAGAAAGATCTCCTAGATACAGGATCTGGCCTGCCCCTGAAGTCAACGTACCGACTGAAGCAGCTATAATCTGGGCTGAGGTGCCAGTGCATTGAGGGAAGTTGATGGCTGACAGGTTGACTACGGTGCCGATGCCGCCTGGGGAACTGACTGTCCAACCTGCGCTAGTACGGACTACTCCCACTCGGGCATAACCTGCATACACAGTCTCAGAAGTGGTTTGAGAAGAAGATTCCCCCATTGAGGCAGTTGAGGCTGTATGGAGGGCAATGTAGATATTGGTGATCCCTCCGGTAAACGCAGCACCGGTGATCCCGGTTCCCATCCAGGTAGGACAGATGGCGTTAAATGCAGCAGATAGGAAATCTGTTTCAGTGGTGTTGTTTTTGGACATGATGAAGCTCCTTTACTTTAGAAATCGGGCGTCTCCGGTTGAGAAGCCCTTGGTATGCGTGCAGCCATTGAACGTACTCTTTGTTAATGTCGTAATGCTGTTCAACAGTGCGGCGGGCTTCCAACCCAATCCGAATTCTAAGTAATGGATCTTCGATGAGGAGGGAAATAGCCTCGATCCAGGCGTCAGGATGGTTCTCGACGAATAGTGCATTATTGTGGTCAGCATTGTCCATCTCTTTGTAAGGAGTGACGTGGGAGACAACGCTAGGGACGGACAGGGCGGACTGCTCGATCCACTTAATCGCGGACTTCGAGCGGTTGAACTCGGTGTCTTGGAGCGGGATCAGCGAGATGTCGGCATCTAGGATAGCGGACTTGTAAGGATAGGCCAGCGTGTGGCTCCATTGGTGAAACTCGATCCGGTCTTCGGGAACCCCCTTGAATGGTCCTTTGAACAGGTGGCCGACAATGACGAGCTTCACTTCTGGATATTTCTTGCAGATTACGGGGAAGACGTCCGAGAGCAGGGTGATGTCCTCATAGTGACTGGAACCTCCTGACCAATACAAGCGGATGCTGTCAGTGCGCTTCTGAAGAGGAAGCTTCTGCCAGAGGCTAAGGTCCAGGCAGTTGGGTAGAACCGCCACCTTCGAGTTCCACTGGCGGAAGATAGTGGCTAGATACTCGGTGGTTGTTGTGACCAGGTCAGCCGCTTCAATCGTGTCTCGAACGGCCTGGAGCCGCAGCTTGTTCATCTCGATGTCAAACCCTTTGCCATCTGTCCAGAGGTCTAACATGGGCTCATCTGGCAGCTTGTACTGGACATTGCGGAGGCCATAGTCGGCGTAGTGAGGGCTGAGAGGACTGACTTCCCAGAGGTTATCGTCAAAGTCTACGATGGCTTTCTTACCCTTCTCGTGAAGCTTGGCAATGTTCGAGACCATGGTGGGGTCGGAGGGTCTTGGAAACACGAGCATATCGCAGGGTTCTAGCAGCTTCTGGATGCGCTCAGGGTTGTCCTGGGGAACGATGCGGTGAACACGGGCGTCTTCCTTGGCGTTCATCGTGTCGAGTGGCAGGTTGACCCGGTAGTAAGTGCAGCCGCCATCATCAGGGTGTATGTAGGCTAGTTCCATCATAACAGTGCCATCTTCATGTTGTCGTCAATAAAGCCCATTTGGATGATTTCGTTGTAGCCGTTCTCTACGCAGCGAGGACAACTGGATAAGTCAATCTGGCTGATTGCGTCTCGATGCTCTTGTGACCACCAGATCTGGTCAAAGGTCTGCGAGTTATAGTCTCCCCAGCGGTAGGATTCTTCTCCGCCCTTGATCCCTCGGTCCTGACAGATCAGGAAAGCTCCGTCTCCGGAAGTGACTGCCATCAGTGGGGTTGCTCGGCACTTGTCATATAGTTTTGGGGTCCAGTAGCCTTCAAACTTGTCTACCCGGTAGTAGACGTTCGGATACTGCTTCTCCATCTCACGGCCTAGTTCGGTCAGCGAAGGAATAATGGTTTCCTTCAAGGCTTGACCCCCACCCGGATACTGGCTGTCCAGATAGGGGCTGTCTAGGAAGGCGGGGCGAATGTGGATGAAGTCGGGATTAAACTGCTGGCCCCATTCGCAGAAGTCGCTGGTTTCTTTATAGTTGGAAGGAGTAATGAGGAAGGCGAGGCCCATCTCGATTTGTTCACCTGCTTCTCGCAGCAGTTGGTGACGCTTGATGTTGTGGACGACTCGATCCCAGCCGTCAAACCGGTGGATCTGTTCATAGGTCTTCTTATTGGCTGCATCAATGGAATACCGGATGAAGTCGAAGGCAGTGGGGTCGTTCAGTAGGTAGCCCTGGTTGTTGATGCCGGTTCGGATGCCTGTGAGTTTGAGTTGATAGGCTGTGGGAACAGTCAGCTTGTTGATCAATGGGTCACCACCACCGGAGAAGACCACCGTCTGGATTCCCAGGCGCTTGGCATCTACCGGGATCTTCAACATTGCGCCTGGGGAGAGGAGCTTGTGATGTAAGGCTTGCTCCTCAGCCATGATGCAGTGAGGACAGCGGTAGCCGCAGATGTTCGAGGGATAGATGATCCACTCGACTGGGGCAGGCATCCGGTTGGTCACGATGTCCTCGATCTTCTCGGCGTGAGCAAGCACCTTGAACTTCTGGAAACGATGGTAGTCAGTTCGAGGCGGCACGGGGCTCCTTGATCGGACGCGGATAACTCATCAGGTTGTGTAAGAACAACTCGTTCTTGAAGTGGGCTTCAGCTAGTTTCTTCATGTTGGTTTGCAGCTTGGCATTGAAGTCAGGCAGCAGCTTCTTGGTCTGGCTCTCGTGGTGAATCGCGGTGGCTGGTGTCGTAACCAGAGTGAAGCCCGCCTTAAACGCTCGAAAGCAGAAGTCCGTGTCTTCAAACTGGTAGCCATCCCACTGGGTCACTGGGGCTATCTCGTCGATGACTTCCCGATGGATGTACATGAGAGAGGCTGTCACGGCACAGACGCGCTGCGAGTAGTTGAACTCGGTGGCAGGTTGCTTGAAGCCGATGTGGCCGACGCCGTGAAGATGGACGAAGACTCCGGCGTGCTGGATGGTCTCGTCTGGAAACAGGAGTTTAAATCCCAGGATGTCGGCTGCTTCTGAGTCAAAGTCTTTGAATGTGTCAGGTAGTAACTCGACGTCATCATCCATTAGGAGAACGTCTCCGGTACTGTCGGCTAGGCCTTGATTAATAGCTTCTGGCCAACTGGAAGCCTCGTAGATGATGTGCGGCTTCACCGGGAAGGGCAGATAGCGCAGAGAGGCTAGGGCTTTCAGGAGGTGTGGTTTTCCCAGTGTGGGCATGATTAGATCAATCATATGCGATCCGCCTTGCCAGGAACGCGCCTGGAACTTCCCTTGACTGGAACTGACTGGCCACGAACTGGGTGACTGCCTGCATGAATCGAGGGTTGACCCGCTCCTGGCTTGGGAATAACGATGGGTGGCGTAATGTCCAGGATATGGGAGGTAAACCGGGAAGTTCCGGCCAGGTTCGCAAAGCTCGTTCGAGTAAGGTCTTGAGCATTGTAAACGTCCATCCCGGAAATGCCGTAGAGAGCCGCTGAAATGTGCTGGGTGGTGCCTGCAATCCCAGTTGCGGATAAGGCGCTGGTTCCCTGGAGGCTGGCAGATATTGCTCCAGCATCAATAACTCCCCAGCTACTTGCCCAGCTTGTACCCCAACTTGTTCCCCAGCTAGATGCCATCTCATGGACCCCATGGTGTTCCTGCTCCGTCTCCATTGACGGTAACATTGTTGACTGTCTTAATGTTGACATCGATAACGGCAGCATCAACAGCAGCGGCGATATCACCCGCTGTAGCCAGGGCATCGGTCTTGGCCTTGATGGCTTGGGCAGTGGCTTCTAGTGCCAGGGTTGTGAGGCCTGAACCCGTCGCTCCAATTCTGGCATAGGCGTCTCCGGTCATCGCGGGTGCCGTAGCTCCTTTCCAATCGATCACGTTGGAATCGACTTGGTTAGTGACGGTAAAGGCCAGCTTGTCAGTCTGGGTTTTGATGGCGCCCACATCTGAGGCGGTCAGGCCGGTGACGCTGCCGACTGCACCAGTGACGCTTGTGACGGTTCCCATGTTCGAGCCAACGGCTGCGGGAGAGGATGGCAAGTTGTCTGTCTTGACCTTGATTGCACCTACATCTGAGGCAGTTAAGCCAGTGACACCAGTGACAGTAGTTACCGTGGTTATTGTGCCTGCAGTGATATTCGTTGGTGTGGCTAGACCCGCCTGGATCTTTGTGACTGCATCTGCCTTCACGCCTGCCGCTGTCAGCCAGTCGGTGGTGACGGCTGGCAGGTTGGTCAAGTTGGTCACAGTGGCTATTGTGCCTGCCGTAATGTTCGTTGGTGTCGCTTGGAGAAGCTGCGGGTCCCAGCCAGTTAGAGGGATCTGGATTGGCAAGACGGCGACTCCGGTTGCGCTTAGGTAGATCGTCAGGGACTGGCAACTGTTAGTCGTGTTCACCCAGTCAAGGTGGATCTGAACCTCGTAGACCCCGATCATGTTGGTGTTATCTACGGCTTTAATCCGGATGTTGGTGTTGGCCGTGGGGGCTGCGTAGGTACCGATGGTCGTGATGTCCTGAGTGGTGATTGCGCCTGAGATCGCTTCACCGTTGCGAATGTAGTAGCAGGTCCAGCTACTGTAGGCTACCGAGGCTTTTCCAGCCCCAACGGTTGATGCACTGTCTTGTGCGAAGACATGGAAGATCAGGCCTGCATTGGCTGCTGCGCCTCGAACGATTGGTCTCATACCATTCCTCCCCGCATTCCTCGATTAACCAAGAGACCGCCAGCTGCTCCGGCTCCATCATCTAAAGCGCAGATACGGACATGAGCCATGTAACGGCGCTTTCCTGAGTTGATGGCCGCAAAGGTGGCTCCAGCGGTAGAAGTGGCCGCATAGCATTCAGCTCCCATGCCAAGAGGCTTAAAGTAAGAGGCGTTCGATTGATCCCGCTGACTGATGGTTAAAGCGGTTCCAGTGGTCTGCCGCACTCCGACCAGGTAGTCGGTGTTGATGGTCAGGGTTCTCGGAGTAATTAAGCGGCGCATAAATTGCTTGATGGCGGTAGCGGTAGTCAGATTCTGATCGACAGAGATGGATTCCACTGTGGCTGGAGTGCCGAGTGGGGTGCTGTAGAGTTCCATCGCGAAGTCGGCTCCAGCAGTAGGGGTTACAGTAACCGATAGGGCATCTACTTTGCAGGTAAACGGAACCCGGAAGATGTTGCCAAAGATGTTGGTGTTGCCAATCGTGGCGCTGGTAGTGTCAACAGCAGAACAGGGTATGGTACCTGCAAACCAGCCTATTGCCCCATCATCGAAAATGATAATCGCATTGGCTAAAGCACCAAGTAAGGTATAGGTTGGGCCGGAAGTAACTAGAGTACAGGCTGGAAATCCAAATTGAGTCGAAGGCGTTAAAGTGCGAACTTTTATCGAAGGACTGCCGGAAGTGGTGGTCAGAAGAAAGCAGATGGCAATCAAGTCTCCATCCGCTACGGTGAACGGAGTTCCAGAGGCCATAGCGTCTTCCCGCCAAGTGGTAGCGGTAATTGTGTCTGTTCCACCCACTAGGTCTTTGTAGACGCTGAAAGCGGCCTTGCCGATGGTGGCTCTGGCTGGAGGACCGTTGGAGGTGTCTACGGCTGTCTTCACGCCAACCGTGCAGGTTGAGTTGGCCGCAAGAGTGATGGAAGGACCGGGCAGCCAGCCAATCTTTGAGCCAGAGGTGCCAAAGGTTTTGCTACCGCCACCATCAATAGTTACCTGCCCGATGAACTGAACTTCTTCCTGATCAGCATCAATGAGAGCCGTGTCTCCACCCGCCAAAGAGCCGGTTCCAGAGAATCCTGCTTCAAGAGTCGGCAACCAGATTCCATCTCCCACAAGGTTTTGTAGTGCCATTAGACAATCACCGATTCGATCTCGACATTGACAAGTTGATTCAAGGTCGATCCTCGATCCATCCGATCTTGCGCCCAGGCAAAGAGTAAAGCTCCACGGCTTCCCCCTGGAAACTGGTCAAACAGTGCCTTGATTGCTGGAATGGAAACATGGGTGACATTGATGGTGCCATTATCATTTGAAGTCAAGGTAAGGTGTTGACAGGGAGCAGGGCTTTGTCTAGTCAATGCAGTGATCTTTAAGCTCATGATTAATCCGTTGTCCAGCCCACATCGTCGGGTGCCGGGTAGTATTCTAGTTGAAAGTCCATCACCATTGAGGCTGTTCCGCCTGTGAAGTAACAGGTAAAGACGTTGGCTGCGTATCGGGTTGCATCACTGGTGTTCGGTGCGATCTGAAGCCAGTTGTTGCTGACCGACGTGTAGTTCACGGCATCGTAGGCAGCGGCAAAGATCGTGCCTCCATAGCCCACGCCTAAAGCCCAGGAATTTCCAGTAGTTGGAATCCGGTAGGTCAGTGACTTGTACAGCCCCCTGGGAGGGATGATGTGCTTGCCGGTAACGGTTCCTGTGCGCGTGACTGTGTCTGAGCGGCTGGTGAGTGGGCCGTAGGTGATTCCGCCAAAGGTAATCGTGCCTTCAATAGTGTGCCGTGGGAAGTAAAAGTAGTTGGAGAAGGTGGATGGATCGTCGAACACGCAGTTCTTGAAGAGTAGCGAGTTGTTTGCATCCAGATTCCAGCTGGAGATGGAGTCGGTGGTAATGGTGAAAGTCGAGTCTTCGATCCGCTCCGCACAGTTGTAGAAGCCAAACATTACGGCAGCTGCGTTGTAGGACCAGTTTCTTCGGAAGTCGGTAGTGAAAGTGATGTTCTTAAACAGGAGGTCTACCGGAAAGATTTCCATGTTGGCCATGACCATGTTCTGGCCTTTGACTTCGATGTTCTGGTAGGTCAAGCCAGTGCCTCCCCAGGCGGCAACCAGGGTTCCAATAAAGGTGTTGTGTGGTGCGATTATGTTGGTTCGGCCTACGCCAGTGAAACGGTGGCCATCAACTAGCATGTTGTCGGACCGGAAACTGTGGAACAGAACCTTGATCAGGTTGCAAGCAGTGGTGTTCAAGAGGCTGAAGTTTAAGATATCCTGAACGAAGATTACGGTTCCTTCGGCTGGCGGGATGTCGATGTCGGCAGGCATCAGGGTTTCAAAGTGGGCGTTCTTGAAGATGATGTCATGTTGCATTCCGCCAGTGTACCGGATCATGCCGTGATCTAGGCCGAGACCGTTGCCGTATGAGCCGTTGGCTGTCATTTCTCCCCAAGGGCCGATCTTATTCCACTGACTTTCAATGACTACGGCTTTGAGGGCGGTTTCATCGGCATAGACAGGAATGTCCAGGCCAAAGGGCTCGGTAAAGGTAACGGTGCTTCCGCTGACAGAATCCACGGTTTTAACCAGATAGCGAACGGGTTCGTTGGGGTCGCTGGTATTGACCCCGCACCGGATCTGAACGATTTCTCCAGGAGAGAGGTCTATGATTGTCGGCATCGTCAGTTGGGTAGTCGCTTCATAGATCTGGTCTGTGAGATGGAAATAGTGGTTGGCTTCGGCTGAATTAATAACGGTAGACCTGAAATAGAAGTGGACTCCTGCCAATGCTCCATCGAGCACCAGGGTTGAGCCGTGCCAGTCGATGGTGAGGTTGCCGCGCGTGATGTCGTTTTGCGTTGGAAGATTGTACCGTCCCCAGGGAACGTCGATCTGGGAAATGTCTGGGTTGGCCAGGTCATCGTAGACCCACGAGGGCAGGTCGGTGACAGAAGTTTCGGTTAAGACTGAGCTATAGATTCCAGCCACTAGATTCCTTTGGCGACTCGGTAAGGAGCGCCTTCTTCAGATTTCAGCCACTTGTCGAGAGTGCGTGGGTCTTCGCGGAACTCGGGATGAGCTACCCAGATGGTGATGGGGATCAGGCCGATTTGCTGCATGGTGCGGTCAATTGTAAACCCATTGTCTGTCTGGTTCTTCAGCATGTTGACCCTGGCTTGAATGGGCTTCACGTCTTCGAGATAGGTGGTCTCGTGGGTGTCGTGGCTTGTGCCTCTGTGCCACTGGGTTGTGTAGTCCATGTCCGAGATTAATACTCCAGGCGTTTTGGTCTTGATCAGCATCGTTGCTCCTTTGGATTGGCGGGGCCAGCGGGTGGCCAGCCCCGAATTCGGTAGTGGTTAAGCTGCAGCCATCGCAGTAACCTTGCCTGCGCCTAGCTCGTTGCCGCATTCCAGAGTGAGTTCTGTCTCAATCAGGAACCGCAGGGATGAGCCGGTAACAGCCAAGGGGATGCGTTCCGCTTTACGGAGGTACGCCTTGCGCCACAAGCTCATGTCTCCAAAGATGATGACCTTGTCGGCTTGAGCGCTCTGGTTCATGATGAAGTGCAGGTGAGCCGTGAGGTTTCCGAACGAGGACTTGTAGACCTCGACAGCGGACTGGACCTGGGCTGGCTGCATGTTCAAGAACCGGGTGTTGTTTCCGGTGAAGGCGTCAAACTTGGTTTTCTGGAGGGCTCCCATCACGAGGTGCTGGGGTTTTCCACCTGCGGCCCAGACAAGCTGCAGGTTGGCCTGGAGGTTCGCTTCTGTGAAATAGACAGTGGTAGCAGAAGCGGTAGTGTTGTTGGTCGAGATCCAGCCCAACGCGCCTTTCAACTGGCGGGCTGTGCCGGTAGCGCCGGATGCGCTGGCTGAGTTGACAATCAGGGCATACTCGATGTCGTTGGCTAGTTCTTTCAGCTTGAGCCCGGTTTGATAGGCTAGTTCAGACTTGCGCCCGGCTTTGTCGGTGACTTCCTGAGTGCGGGTGATTGCAAACGTTTTTGCCAGGATTTGAGTATAGTTTCCAAGCCTAGTAGTGGGGACGATAATGGTTGCTGAATAGTCGTTGCCCTCGAATTGGGCGTTGGCTGCGGGGGTCGCGAGGGTGTCGGTCTGCCATTCGTGATAGCGTTGGGTGGCTTTGGTCTCGCCAGAGTTGCTGACGAGCCAGTTTTCAACCGGGGCTATGTTGTGAATGATGTCGGACAGGTCCTCGCGATTGCCTATAGCCAGGTAACTTGAAAAACCACCTGAGATTATGGCCATCGGGATTTTCCTTGTGGCCTATCCGCTACGGCTGAAAGGTCTCGGTCTGCTCCAGATACTTCGTCCAGTCCCGCAAAGAGCCGCCTTGCTTGGCAGCCTCAAACAGCTTTGCAGTGTTGGGCTTGGTGGTTGGGAGACCTTGACCGGCAGACTGTACCGGAGTCGGCTGGCGAGCCACCTGCTTGGCAGATGGGTTCGCAGTTTGTACCGCCAATTTATCTTCCAGCTTTCCGAGTTCGCGCACCTGGGCGAGAGGCGTTAGTCTCGCAATGCGCTGGACTTCGGCAGGATCGTGGCTCAAGTGGTAGGCAAGGTCGGCAAAGCGGGGACTATCGAAGAGGGCTTCACGCATGGCAGGGGTCACTTGCTTCCCCAGTTCGTCGGTCGCTTCGTAAAAGTCCGGGTACTTGGCTTCACCTTCGGCCATCTTGGCTTGCACCAGCTGTTCTTGCTGGTTGAGTTGAGCCTGCTGTTGGGCTTGGAAAGCTCGGGTCTGGTTTTCGTGCTGGATCTTTTCAGCTTCATATCGGCCAGCGGCAAAGGCGAGGGCAGCGTAAGGGTCGGCTTCATTCTGGAAGTCTTCTATCTTAGGCTGAGGCTTTGGAAACTGGATGACTGGGGCTGAGGCAATGGGTGCAGGCGCTGGTTTCTGGACTTCTCCAGAGGCCACTCGACGCCAGTATTCGGCTTCTCTGCGGGCTTCCTCACGCTGGAAGATGGCTTTATTGATGCGCTTGGTGACAGCGGGTGATAAAGGGACGTTGCCAGGGATGCCCTGGAGTAACGGGTCTGGTTCTTGGGGTTCTGAAGGTTCTGAGGGTACAACGGGTTCTTCAGCGGGTGCAGCCTGCTGGGGTGGCTCGGCTGTAGGTGGATCAGGAATAACGGGTTGGCCTTCGACTTGGGCGTTTGGTCCGGGTTCAGGAGTGGGTTCAACCACGGGTTCTCCGGGTTCTACCTCGCCTGCTGCCAAACGTGCGACTTGCTCTTCAAATGTTCCCATCGTGGTTCTCCTAGTAGGCCTGGTCTCGCTGGCCAGTAAGCAGTTGATCGAGCATGGTTGCGGCCATCCGGCCATCATCGATGGTGGCTTCCATGTAGAGTTTAAAGTTATCCAGGAGTTGCATCTGGATGTAGATGCGCTCGCGCTGTTCGGTGTCGTTCGGCAAGGTGGAACGCCAGCGGTTTACCAAGGCTTCCTCAGTATTAGAGAAAAAGTTCACAAGCAATTCAGATTGCAGAAAGCGGGCGGCTTCATCCGAACGGGCCACTACCATTTTGGGGTCCGCCGGGACCGGCTGGCGCTGCCATCGGAGCCATCTGGGGGTTTGCATATTATTCTCCTACCTCCTTGAAGGCACTCTTGCCTTGAGCCATCCTGATTCTGGCATGAGAGACCATCTTGTCTACCATGGATTGTGGCCATTGCTTGGGATCTTCGACATTTAAGACCGTGTGGATCTCTTGAGGTGTTAAGCCTGGAACCAAAGAGGGTATCAAGGCTGGTTTTCCGTCAATGTTGACCCCGATGGATAGCTCAGTTGATGTGCCCCCGCCTGGGTGCGGAATAGAACCTAGAAAGCCTGGACCTTTCAGCGTACCGTCTTCACGAATCAGGTCGTTCGGTGTAGACAGGGGAGCTGGAAGGTTCACATGGGCATAGTTTGGTTGCTGCATGATGGATGGAGGTGGAACAAAGCCACCTTCTGCAAATCCTGGGGGTTTCTGGCCGTTTCCATTGGGTGGAGCACCTGGAGGTGGGCCTTGTGGCTGACCTTGAAGTGGTTGTCCTCCTGGTAGTTGCTTCATCTGGGCTTGTTGCTGCATTTGCTGCATCTGTTGGGCCTGTTGCTGGGCCGCCAGCTCCTGCGGGCTGGGCGGACGGGACAAATACTGGTCCGTTTGCTTGATTCCCATGTTCTCGAACACGGTTTTCAACAGGTTGTACAGGTTTTCTGGTAAAAACACGCCACTTTGGATGAATGCGGGCTGAATCATGCGGTCTAACATCGCCAAAAGGTGCTGTACGGTCTGGTCTCGGGTGCCGGTTCCTAGTGCCACGTCAATCTGTACGTCAAAGTCGATGTTAATCGTGTCTTGATTGATGTATTGCCAGTCTTGGTTGAAGCGCACAGCCTCCGGCTTCTGCAAGAAGTCGATGTTCATCTTACCAAAGGCATGGAAGAGGTCTTTTACGCCACCTTCTGCGAAGTTTCGGGCAATGAGTTCGACGCGTTGTTGTGAAGCCGACATGATCGCGGATATACCGGTAGCTGTTTTGTTCAACGTATCGGCATCAGTTCCCTGGTTATACTTGGTGACACCCGTCCGGTTCTCTTTCCAGCTGTCAATCTTGTCAACCATCCCGATGGCATGAGGACTTAAAGGACTGACTGGAACCGGCCAAGCTGCTGTCGTAGCATCCACATCCTGCTTGGTTCTCCACCGGCCTCCCGGGTAGTTGTTATTAAGTACATCCTCCATGTTGAGACGAAATGGATTTACAATCATCTGCGCGTTGTTCTGGTAGTAGACGTTGTCTGCAATGAAGCGAACAAAGGCGGTCTTCAGCCTCTGTAAATCCTCGACCAACTCAGCGATGGAACGGCCAATGGCTCGATGAGGCACCCGGATTGGCGTGATCTCGCAGAAGGGCGGGTGGCCGTAGCTGTTGACTTCGACGTGTAGAGCTTTAGGGCCGCAGAGGACGACTTGCATGGGCACTTTCTTGCCGCTCGAGTAGTCGTTGAGATAGCATTCATGGATGATCTTCCAATCCGGATCCACATCATCCTGGTAAAACGATGTTCCCCCCAGGTCTTTGAACCGCTCATAGAAGAGGACGTCCGTTGTGAAGCTCTCGTTGGACTGGGGGAAGGCGTCTAGGTCGTCAGCTTGGATATCGTACTTCTGGATCAACTCAGTCTTGTGCACGCGCTTCCGGTGACAAGCAAACTCGGCCTGCTTCACGGTCTTCGCCTTGATGTCCCAGATGAATTCTTCGGGTGGCAAGACCTCGGCCATCGGGTGGGAGATTTGCTTCACGGTGGCGCCAGTGATGTCGTGAGTCATCGAGCCATCTGCGCCGACCATCGTTTGGTGGTCTTGCAACTGAAAGCGAGTTCCACCGAGGACGTTCTGTAGCTCGTGGTCTTGAAGTCCCTTGTAGGCGACAGGGGTTTCAACGGTCTGGTTCTCCCACCAGTATTTCACAACACCCATCTTGTCGAGCATCGCGTCTTTGAACCAGTCGTATAGCAGGAGGTAGCCATTGAAGCCTCGCTGAAAGTCGTGGTTTACCTTTTCGTTCAAGAGGGCTGCGGGGTTTACGGTAATCGTGGTCGGTAAGCCTGTCTGGGGATCTGGGGGGCCTGCCACCTTGGCTGACTCGTCTTCTGGACCCTGGCCACTGATCTTGACCACATCCGTACCGCCATAAAAGATTCTCATGAGCGAGGGCATGATCCATTCGATGGTGTCCGCTACGTCAGACATCACGATCTTGCTTCTACCCTCCATCTCGTTGCCGTAGGGTTCCTGCATGTAGGCCCGGTGCAGGCGCTCACGCAAGGTGTTCAAGTAGTCCATGTCGGGCTTGTAACGCCCCAGGTAGTCGAGACACTTGCCGACGAGTTCAGCGTGCGGGTTCGGATCGTCAGGCACAGGGTCTAGGCCAGTGTCCTTACCGGCTGGCTGTTTGGCTTGATAGGTTTTCTGTGAATCACTCAGCATAGGCTACACACACGCATGGTCCATCGTTCTTAACGGCTTGTCATCGGGCTGCTCGTGGATGAACAGGCGAGTCGCTGGGTACTGTAGCGCATCGTGGATATGGCTGTAATCGTTCTTCATCGGGTCGGGACGGAAGACGCCGCTATTGCCTATCTCTGGGTAAGCATAGCCACCCTCGAAACCGTCCACGAGGCGCTTGCAGGTGGGGCTGATTTTGATCGCTGGCTGCTTGTTTACCATCTTGATCAAGCGGCTGGCTACGGCTTCCCTGCGCACTTTGAAGTGTTGCTGGCCGGGTTCGACAAAGATACCGAGTTTGGCTAGGTAGTCTCTGGGCGACATCTTTCCAGTGTCTCGGACTGTGCCTGATGGGTCTCCGATGTCTCTGTACCTGGCGCTGTACTTCCCGAAGGTATCCGCACACCAGATCTGGACCATCTCGCCCATGTCCAATATACCCATGTCGTCAGCGGTAAACTCGTGGAGAACTAGCCACTGGCCGGTGCTTGACATCTGGGTAATCACACAGGCTGGCGAGAGCCCGGTGTTATCCCAACCACGAATCACAGGGGAGTCGACCGGTTGGATCGGAGCAGTTGCGACGTGTAGGTCCCGCGAAAACTCCGGGTAGACCATACGGCCTCTGACCGTGACTCCCCACTCGCCTCTCACCAGGGTCTTCAGCAAGTCCGGTCGATTTGCGAAGTCTCGTTCGAGGTCCTCGTAGTAACCAGGCCTGAGGTTATGCTTGTTCTCTTCCTGGGTCTGGCGGTAGATGGTGTAGCCTTGGACCGGGTGCGCAACGAAGTCGTCGTAGATCCAGTGTTCGGTGTTTGGGTAGTTGGTGGTGAGGATGACTTGGGGTGGCGTGAGGAATGGGTCTTTACCAGCTGTATCTTTAAGTGAGGGAAATCTTCCCACACGGCCCAGTACGCCCTTGAAGACGTCGTGGGGTATTTCCCGCGCTTCGTCAATATGAGCACCCGTGAGTTCAAGAGAGAGGAGATCTCTAACATCCTCTGGACTGTCGAGCGCTTTAAACAGGAGTTCGACTTCAATGGTTTCATCATCTTGTTTCCTCACGAGCTTGTAGATCTTGTCAGTGACGTTGTACCGCCCGAAGATGCCTTCCGGAAACCAGTCCAGGTAGGTTCTGATAACGGTGTCTTTCAGCTGGGGGTAGGTGTTTCGGACGACTGCGAACCTGCTGCGAACCTTGCCCTGGGTTGGGAGCACCCGTGAAGAAGCGCATAGAATCAGGTCACAGGCTGCGTTGGTTGTCTTGCCTGTTCCAAAAGGCCCGATGAGCAACTTGACTCTGGATGTGGTGTCTTGATGAAATGCCTGCGCTACGGGACCGACCTTGTAGTTAAATTCGTAGACGCGGGGTTCAGGGTTCTTGTTTCGCTGGACAGCGGGGCGGGGCACCTTAAGTGACTCCCTGGTCGTAGACCTTGAGTAGTGGCTCGTTGACAGTGATCCAGTGCTTGGAACTGGCCTCGCCTGTTTCAACGGGAATTTGGATGATAGGGCATTGCTTGCAGAAACCGATCACCTTCTTCCCCCTCTTGAGCAGGATGCCGTGCTTACAGCGCAGCCAGCCTTTCTTGTAGGTGATCTGGCTCAACACTTGCCTCCTGGCTTAATTCCCATGGCTCTGTGGACTGGTCCACCGTCGACGAATCCCTGCCGCTTGGCTTTGCGCTGAACGGCATAGGCGATTGCGACACTTTGCTTCTGGGGTTTACCGCTGGCTACCTCGGCCTCGATATTATCCTTGAAGGCTTGCTTCGAGCTGGTCTTGTTGAGTGGCATCGGGGTCTCCTAACGCTTGGGCATCTTCTGCTTTACAGCCGGAATCGCCTTTCCTGGCTGAGGCATAGGGCCTTCCCAAGCCTGGCCTTGAGTCTTAGAGGGAGACTTCACCGGCATCGTGGCTGGCTTCTTTCCTATATGAGCCGGGGTCATGGTGGTCCACTTGGGAGTCTTCATCTAATGCTCCTTATGATCAATGCAATAACAGCGAGATTGCTTAGGTCCGCAAATCAGGAAAAAATGCTGGCACTGCTTGCAGAAGCCTACCCAGTGCGGGATCAGGCCCTTGGTCCTGGCCATTCCAACACTCCAGTATCCATGCGTGTAATGGATTTCTGAATCATTGATTGGTGCAAACACGGCTTCCAGCAAGGCCCGATAGCCAATCTCTTCCTTTCGGTTATCCAGTTCACGGACGAAATCGATCTGCAACTAGTCTCCTTCCTCCTGGATGGTAACGACAATGTATCTGCCATTGGCGGTTTTAATCTCTACGGTTAACTCCTGATGCCGAGGCTCGTTACTCTTGGTTATCGCATAGTGAGCCACCACGGTTTCCACCCAACGGGTGAGGTCGCGCAGTATCTCTCCATCCGAACAGCCAACAGGGAAAACTCTTTTAGCAGCAGCGGTAATCATGGTTCCCCGCTTATGTATCGGACAGACGAAGATTTGCTGGAATGGGTGGTACGCCTAACTCGAAAACGAAAGGGGCACTGAACGCAGACTCACCTCCACCACCTTTTGCTGAGACTTCGATCTGGTGTTTTCCGTCTCCCAGGGTGGACAAGTCAAACTTGAAGAAGGGCTGACCGCTGGAGTCTACGGCTGGGACGCTGGGCTGTGGGGTGCCTCCATCCACCTTGACTTCAAACTCGGTGGGTTGAATGACGGTGTTCGGATAGGGGTCACTGATTACGAAGCTCATCGGGTCTCCTCATTATAGTCGTCGATTGTTAAGGGTTGTTCATCGTCCAGCTTGTAGCGGGCCTTACAGTCAGGACACATCACTTCTTCTCCATAGTCGTCGATGAAGAAGCCCGTGTCGTCGCAGGTGTCACAGCTGACTTTCATAGGCTGCACTGTTGATCCGGATCTCACAGGCCAAGATGGCCTCGTCCAACAGCCCGATCATCTGAGCGGTCAGATCCATCTGGTGCTGCCAGTAGTGCCGCTTCCAGACCAGCTCTTCACGCTTCAGCTCTTGAACCGGCCGCCTGACGGCGGTTCCCGACTTCTGGCTGGAAACCTTGACTGGGAGCGCGTCTTGAGCTATACTGGGCTTACTCTGAACTTGCATGGGCTATAAAATATGGAGATCGTTGAAGAACCCGCTGGCTGTAAAATCCATGGGGTCCGGGTGGTGTGCCATCTTCAACACATCAACTGTGTGCCTGTAAAGCGGCATAACTTCTATTGTCGACGTGACGACATTGCGGTCGACAGTGGTATGAGCGAGAGGGATGTTCATCTCCACTACCGGCTGGGAAGAGGCTCCTGTAGCGGGCTGGCGGTCAGTCGGCATCGACGCAAGCTCCTTCGTAAACAGCTGATTCTTCCGCAAGCTGATGCGCTACGTTTGCAAGCAATGCCTTCTTCGCACGTGCGTTGTTACCCATTGCAAGATTGGTATTCACCGTGACAGATACGCCGGTGATCACACCGCTATGTGATACTTCCCTCGGAATGATCATCGAAAGCAATTTAAAGAAGTGACCTGGCTCAGACTTACCGATATCTACTAAGTATTGCACACCGCCTAGCTTAGTGAGAGCGACCTGGACCATTTCCTTCAGGTCTCGAGGGACTTTCCCAAGTGCTCCTTTTGGCCGTGCCACAAAGAATAGATCCTCGTTAAACTGGGTTTAATATTCCTAATCTATAGCCAAACAAGCATTTATCCGATTATAAGAGAGTGTCAAGAGAATTCTGCACTTTACTTGCATTATTTACTTGACAACTGACTGATAATCATTTACTATTATGGTATTAGGTGTTAAGTTAATCAATACAAAGGAGACAAGCAAATGACAACCAACGAGATGCAGTTGCTCTTAGGGAAAACGGTTCGCTATCGGATTAATGGATTGCTGGTCGATGTAAACATTCTGGATGTCAAGATTGCCTGGAATATCGTCAAGGTTCTGATTTCGCCCGTTGCTGGAACTGGTAGTGTTTGGGTTAACCTGGATTCGACTAACTAATTCACCTATCAATAGAGGAGACACGCAGATGACAATCACAATAAATAAACAATACGATGGCAAAAGTTATCCGATCGATAACCCTCCCGCTTGGCTGTTGGATAGAATCGGGAAAGCTATTCCGTTTTTAAATCCCAACATGCCACATCAGAGATTGGTTTGTAGTGACACGCCTTCTGCAGTTCCAACTTTTGGACAATACGCGCCTTGTAATGGTGGATTTACGATTGATATTGAAAGGAAAGGAGAGTAAGCAGATGACACACACCAAAGTTATCCATCAGTGGTTTCGCAACAAGCTTAATCCCCTGGTGTTTATCGAGGGCTTAGAAGTCCGCTTTGAGGACGTGACGTCAGCGATTGAGTATTGCTTGGCCCACGATTGGGCTTGGATCGTTCTATAGCAGGTTAACCCTTTTCACCAAACTTGTTTTAATGGAGAAATCAAATGACACGAA